CACGATGTTAAAAGAACTGAACACCCCAATGGTAGGTATGGTGCCTCCAACGGAGAGAGACACAAATATTGTGCAGGCAGCGCACGCGCTGATAACGATATTTCACATCCACGGACTAGATCTGTGCGAGAAGACACCAAAAGTCTTCAATCGCACCGTCGAATGGTGGGAACAATTGGCGAGCGAGTGCCCGGGTGGTTGGATGAAGGTCCTCAAGTATAAACTTGCGGCCTTCTATTCCGCTCACCACGGGCTCACACTCCCAGCCAAACCGTTCCAAGCCAACGACAACCCGAAAATCCTATTCGGGGGTCATGTCTATAGATGGCAACGAAAACTCCTAGCTTTCGCTAGCCCGGAGAAGCGCGAATCCTTTCTTCAGTCAATTAAGCAATCCAAAAAAGGAATGCCAAGACCAGAAGGGGACGCACTAGACCAGGCGATCGAAAAGACGATAGAAACACTGACGACACCACCAAAACAAGAAGACCAAAAATCTCTTGTTGAATGGGCGGAGTACGAAGAGTACCCCGAGGGTGTCGAGCTCACACTATCAAAAGATGCTGCTATAAAGCAACTGAAACGTACCGTGAACGAATTGTTCAACAAGGAACGTTTGACTTATGAAGAGCGGGTAAGACACCAATTCCCATCTACCTCAGCCAATTATAATCGGTCAAGGAGATGGGGTGGTGCGGTCGGTGAAATCTTAGACCATCCAAGGATCCTAAAGGATCTAAGGACAGTAGGAGGAGCGTTACGTTATCATACGATACGTGAAGAAGAGGAACACATCGAGAGCGAGGATCGACTACTCCCAGTGATGGAAGAAGGATCAGACTTTGCTCAGAGATGTGAAAAGATGTGGCTTAGACTCTTTAATGAGGCCCAGAATGATGAGTTTAACGTGGAACCAGTGGCGTTAGCCGAACCTTTAAAAGTTCGAATAATAACCAAAGGACCACCAATAACCCAAACACTAATGCGCCCCATATGGAAGAAAATGCACACAACATTACGACGGCATAAAACTTTCAGATTGCTAGGTGAACCGCAAAGCGAAAAAGTAGTCCTCGAAGGACTAGGATATCAATTGGCAGAAGAAGATTTCTACCTAAGTGGTGACTATGAAGCCGCCACAGATAACCTCGCGAGTTGGGCCACGGAAGCAGTTTGGCTGGAAATCGCAGATCAACTTAAGTTGCTACCAAGCGAAAAAGAACTTGGACGTAAGCTTCTTCTCGAAAATATGTTTAATAATCGAAAGCAAGCAAACGGGCAACTTATGGGAACTATTCTATCTTTTCCAATACTCTGCATTGTCAACGCAGCCGCAAGCCGATGGGCTTACGAGCTTGCAACAAAGCGAGTCAGAAAGTTAGAAAACATACCAATGTTGATCAATGGCGACGACATAGCAATGAAAGGACCGTACACTCTCTACAGTCACTGGAAAACCGTCACATCATTCTTTGGACTTAAAGAAAGCATTGGGAAGACGTACTTCACGAAGGAATTCGTGGACATCAACTCAACAAGCTATTTTAGGTCGACAGAAGATAAAGATGTGCAATGCGAGAATCGAGATCCAACTAAGCCACCTATCATCAGAAAAACAAAACTTTGGGAAACAAAGTACGTTAATCTGGCGATAGTTAAAGGGCTTAAAAGGTCTCAATCTGGCAAGGTTTTCTCAGGACTGATGGAGAGAAGTGACAATCACTTCGCAAACTTAGGGGCACGAGCTAGAGAACTCGTGCGCCTAACTCCGAAAGAATTGCTTAACGACGTAATGAAACTCTTCATCAACAATAACCGTGAGACTCTGAAGACCTACAACATTCCTTGGTTTATTCCGGAATGGCTCGGTGGATATGGTTTGCCAGAAGGTGACTGGGGACAAGCCTCAGACCTTGATCTACGCATGGCCAGAAAGATTCTTCTTAACTGGGCCCGCAAAAGACCTATAGCAACCAACAAAATCGAACCAACATGGAAAACACGACTCCTTGCCGAAAAGCAATGCCCCGAGCCCTTTTACACAAAAAGTAAAGGCCCGTGGAACGAAGCATACGAGCAAATGGTCGGAAAGAAATGTGTGGATCTTCTGTTTGACAGTCGCTATGACTTAGAAGACCTATTTCCAATAGACCTCTCAAAACCCCATAAAAAGGGAAATCGAGGCTATGAAGATAAGGCCCTTCGTCACAACGAAAAGCTCTGGAAGCCCTCAAAAGGAGCTCTACCCGAGCCTGTCACACAAGAGGAAATCTCATTTCAGGCTAAACACCCCGGTTATATCGTCAACGGACTACCATTCCCATCTTTAGATGAGATGGCAGACCATCGGAATTCCTGCACACGTGTCTCTTTCAACCCACAACCTTGGGCGCTCGACTAACTAGACGTATAACGTACTAAAGTCAGTGGCGCGGTTGGGAGTCAAGGGAGAGTGAAAACGAACAAATCTCATTTTGTCCGATTTCATGAAACCTTGG